TTAATGGTACCTTTAATGAACGTAATGATAATGGCCTTATTGAGCACTCAGGGCTTTGTATCTTAGACTTTGATGATTATCCTAGTGATGAGGTAATGGAAGCTGAGAAGATACGTCTAATGGCTTGTATCAATGTCTTTATGATATTTGTATCACCATCAGGCAAAGGCTTAAAGTGCGTGATAAAGATACCACCATCTGATAAATTCACGCATAAGAGAAGGTTTAAGGCCTTTGAGGAGTTTATTGATAGTGACTATTTTGATACTTCTAGCTGTAATGTTAGCAGGGTGTGCTTTGAGTCTTATGATCCTACAGCCTATATTAATTTAGATGCTGAGGTATTTAATCTGATAGAAGAGGAGAAAGGGCATAGCTCATTTGATAAGGTGCCAGTGCTACCAATGACTAATGAAAGTAATATCATTGATAATATCATGAAGTTTAATCATGGAGATTTATCTAATGGTAGAAATAATTGGGTGTTTAAGGTAGCATCCTGCTTTTGTGAGTATGGGATCAGTGAAAATACTGCTAAACTTTATCTGCATCAGTACAGTGATAAGACCTTTACTCAAATAGAAATTAATACCTGTGTAGGATCTGCATATAAAAGAAGTGATAGAGGAACTAAGTACTTTGAGGATAAAGAGACCATTATAAAGGTAAAGTCTAAATTAAAAGAGGGCATCTCCCCTAGTGATATTTCTAAGCAATTAGATATTAAGCCTGATGTGGTAGAGGATGTAAAAAAAGATGTAGCTAATAGTGAGGATGTGTTTTGGACTTTCAGTGATAAGAAAGGGGTGTCAGTAGATCCTATGAAGTATAGAGATTTTTTATACAAGTATGGCTTTAATAAGTATTATCCTGAGAGGTCTGAAAAACCTACTTTTGTAAGGGTAATAGAGAACAAAGTTAATCTATCCTCAGTGGACCAGGTTAAAGATTTTGTCTTAGCTTATCTTATGAAGCAGAAGCAGGTAGAAGTATGGAACTACTGCAGTAAGTCACCTTACCTCTTTACAGATGGGCACTTATCTATGCTAGAGCCAATAGGATTAATGATGCTGCAGGATACTAAAGATGTGAGCTTCATACCTTATCGTAATGGAGTGGTAAAGATTACAAAAGATAAGATAGATATTGTGCCCTACATTGATATAGATGGGTACATTTGGGATAGGCAAATAATTAATAGAGATTACAAACCTACTAAGACCATACAAAATGATTTTAAGAGCTTTGTAAGTAAAGTATCAGCTGATGATGAGCAGAGGGTTAATGCCTTAGAAACTACCCTAGGTTATCTACTCCATACCTACAAAGATAAAACAGATCAAAAGGCAATTATTTTTAATGATCAGGAGATAGATGATAATCCAAACGGAGGTAGTGGTAAAAGTTTAGTACTAACTGCCATAGGTAAGATTAGAAATATAGTCAAAATAGATGGTAAAGCATTCAACCCTCAAAAGTCTGACTTTGTTTATCAGAGGGTAAACTTAGATAGTCAGATTTTGGCCTTTGATGATGTTAAAAAGAACTTTGACTTTGAGCAGCTATTTAGTTTGATATCAGAAGGGATAACAGTAAACAGAAAAAACAAAGATGAGATCTTTATCCCATTTGAAAGGAGCCCTAAGATAGTCATCACTACCAACTATGTAATAAGTGGTGCAGGTGGTAGCCATGATAGGAGAAGGCATGAGATAGAGTTTAATCAGTACTTTAATGCTCAACGTAATCCACTAGATGAGTATGGTAGGTTATTGTTTGACAGCTGGACTGTGGTAGATTGGTTAATCTTTGACAACTATATGATAAACAACCTGCAGAAATTCTTATCAATGGGCTTAGTTAAGACAAAAGCTATCAATGCAGATGATAAAAGGTTTATCTCTTCTACTAATAAGGAGTTCTATGATTATGCTATAGAGGGTAATATCACAATGGACACGCTGCACTATAACAATGTATCCATTCAAGACTTTCAAACATATACAGGAGGGTGGCATGATCTCAATGCTCAGAGGTATCTTAAGATGGTTAATGAGTACTGCAAGTTTAAGGGATACCATTTTGACAAGGGTAGAAGTGCAGTAGGTAGATGGTTCAAAATAACTAAGTTATGATACAAATAACAAACGAAGACAATATGCAACTTATGGCTAGGTATCCTGATAACTATTTTGATTTGGCTATAGTAGATCCTCCTTATGGTTTAGAAAGATTGCAAAAAGGTTCTTTAAGATTAGGAGGTATTAAAGGTAATTACAAAGAAAAATTAGAGTGGGATAAAAAGCCAACTGAAGAATATTTTAATGAATTATTTAGGGTATCAAAAAACCAAATAGTTTGGGGGGCAAATAATTTTATTATGCCAATAAGTGAATATTTTTTGATTTGGAATAAAAAACAAACAGTTGATAATTTTGCTACTGCAGAATATGCTTGGGTAAGTATGGGCTTAAAAACTCCTGCTAAAATATTTGAATACGGAATACATAAACATAATCATACTGATAAAATACACCCAACACAGAAACCTATTGATTTATATAAATGGATCTTAGACAAATACGCTAAAGAAGGAGATAAGATACTAGATACTCACTTAGGCTCAGGAAGTATAGCAATAGCCTGTCATGATTACAAATTTAACTTAACAGCCTGTGAGCTTGATAAGGAATACTACGATAAGGCAATGCAAAGAATTAATAATCACATGGCACAACAAAAACTATTCTAATGAACAAACAAAACAAACAAAGACTACATGAGCTTGAAGAGAAGTACATGAGCTACAGGTACCCATCAGCACCAGGGCACATCATCCCCTTCACTAAGTACTCAGATGCTACAGCTAATGGCTTGACTAGATGCATCACTGACTTTCTTAACTTCTCTAAGCATCAAGCTGAAAGGATTAATACAATGGGTGTATTTAGGCAAAGCTACCGGACTGATGGCACTAAGACAGCAGGGCAGTGGACCAAGGGCACAGGTACTCCAGGATCTGCAGATATCTCTGCTACTATTTATGGGAGATCTGTAAAGATAGAAGTAAAGATTGGTAAGGATAAGCAGTCAGTGGTGCAAAAGCAATATCAGTTAATGATAGAAGCTGCAGGAGGGATCTATATTATAAGCAAGACGTTTGATGATTTTGTTGAGTGGTATGATATCTTTAGCCAAAACTACCAAAATTAACCACCTTTGGCGAACTATGAAAGCAACAATAGAATTTAACCTACCTGAGGATCAGGAGCACTTCAACCATGCTACCAATGGCTTCAACTATTACATGGCACTTATGGAGTTTGACCAGTGGCTACGAAGTGAGTACAAATACAATGGTAAGGAGGAGATGTATGAGGTAAGAAATAAGCTAAGAGAAATAATTTTTGAAAATAATGTGAAAATAGAATAATAAGTAGTATATTTGTAAACAATTAATAAACTAACCAATGGAAAAAACAACAACTAAGGCTGTAAAGCCTCAGGAGGTTGAGCAGCAGCCTGCTCCCTTCTATGTTCGCCTTCACAAGGCAAAACAACTAATCGGTAAAGTACATAAGAATGCTACTAACCCACACTTTAAGAAATCTTATGCAGATATCAATAGTATCCTAGAGACTGTTGAGCCTATCTTATTACAGCATGATCTGTTATTACTACAGCCTATAGATGGTGGTAGTGTATGCACTCAGATAGTATGCATCTACACTGGCTTTAGTATCTCTAGCTGTATGGCAATGGACTTAACCCTCAACGCACAGCAGCAGGGATCACAAATTTCCTACTTTCGTAGGTACACCATCCAAGCTCTGCTCACTCTTCAGGCAACTGATGATGATGGCCACATAGCAACAACTGCGAAGCCTAAGATAGATGCTAAAAGGTTTGCTGAGGCTGTTAAGGCTATAGCTGATGGTAAGTTCACTGTAGATAAGTTAAAGGATAGCTTTGATCTTACAGATGTACAGATTAATTCACTGCTTTTAATACCTATGATATGAAAATTAGATGCTCAGCTATAGGTAAGATAATGACATCTTCTAAAACTAAAGGGGAGGTGCTATCACAAACAACTAAAACGTATATTCAGGGCTTAGCCCTGGCACACGTTTATGGGATACGTAAAGAGTTTACTAGTAAGTATACTGATAAGGGCAATGAGTGCGAGGATATGTGCCTCAGCTTTGTAATGGAGCAGATAGATAAGGGCTTTATCTTTAAGAATGAAGAGCACTTTACAAACGATTGGCTTACCGGTACACCGGATGTGGTTACTGATCAGGTGCTAGTAGATGTAAAGAACTCATGGAGTGGATCTACTTTCCCCTGGTTCGATACTGAATGTCCTAACAAGGATTACTACTATCAGCTTCAAGGCTATTTATTTTTATGTGATAAACAGGAAGCTCTGCTATGCTACTGCCTAACCAATACACCCCATGCCATAGTAGAGCAGGAGGTAAAGAGTGCACACTACAAGTTAGGGTTAATGGAGGAGAGTTTAGATCTTAGAGACCAGGTGCAAAAGCAGCACAGCTTTAATCATATCCCTGATGCTAAGAGAGTGAAGACCTTTGTAATACAAAGAGATGATGAGGTGATAGAGCAGATTAAGCTTAAGGTAGAACAATGTAGAGAATATTTTAACGAACTAATAGCACAGTTATGACAGCAAGAGAAAAAGCAATAGAGTTAGTTGATAATTTTTATCAAAGATTTCCATTAACAATGGATGTAATTACGACAAGAGGAGATTTATCTTGGGAATACGATAACTGGAAAGAAGCCAAGAAA